GCGTATCGATTCTATAGCGAATTGTATTTTGTTAGATTGGAAAGGTATGAAGGCCAATGGTGAAGATCAACCATATTCAAAAGAGGAAGCCATTAGGGTTCTAAGTAATCCTGAATTAAGCTGGTTCTTAGATATGGTTGAGGCATATTCACGCGACTTGTCTGTTTTCAAAATCGAGGAAGAAGCTGCCGAGGTTGTGGAATTAAAAAAGTCCTCAAGTGGCAACTAGAAAACGCCGAACACGAGGATTTTTATCATACAGTCTATAAAGTGACAGGCAAGATGCCTGAGTCGTTAGCCGCAAAGCCTACAACGACATTGATCAGCGAAATGTATTTAAAGGCGTTCACTATATTAAGCCGTTCAAGGGACAATGTTTTAAAGATCAGCGATATAATTGCATACGGTCAAATGGCTGGTTACGAAGATCTTGAAACATTTATTGTAATGATGCAAGCAGCAGATGAGGTGTTTTTAGACCATCATGGATACGGTTCTTAATGTACTATTAAATTCTAGAGGCTTTGTTGTTGGGGCTAAGAAAGTCACTCAAGCATCTAAGACCATGCGTGGTGCAATATCTGCTTCGCGTGGTGGCCTTGCTTCTTTGCAAAATCAAATCTTTAGTTTCAAAGGTGCTTTAGCCGGTCTCGGTTTAGGCGTGGTCGGAAAAAGTTTCTTGGATGCTGCCAATACCACGGAACAACTTCAAGTCAGGTTGCGTGCTTTGTTGGGTAGTGTTGAAGAAGGTAATCGCATGTTTGACGACATGGCCACGTTTGCCAGTAAAGTCCCATTCTCATTTGACGAAATTATGCAGTCCGCTACTCAACTCGCAGGTATTATGGAGGGTGGTGTTGATGAAGTAAACCAATGGATTCCAATGATTGGCGATTTAGCCGCTGTTTCTGGTCTTGGTATACAAGAAACAACTGAGCAGGTCGTGCGAATGTATTCTGCAGGCGCGGCATCAGCCGATAAATTCCGTGAGCGTGGTATCAACGCCATGTTAGGATTCCAAGCGGGTGTTTCCTATACGGCAGAAGAAACTCGGTTGAGGTTAATGGAGGAATGGACAAAAACCAATTCCTCCTTTCGTGGCGTAACCGCCGAACTTGCCAAAACCTGGACAGGTACAATGTCCATGATCGGCGATAAGTGGTTCCAATTTAGAAACCAAATCATGGAAGCAGGTTTGTTCGACTTTTTAAAAGTTGGACTAAGAGAGTTTGATACTGCTTTCGGTAATGCGATAGAAGGCAATGAAGAAGTCTATAGAGGATTTGTCGACACAATTATTGGAGGTGCGGACGCCCTGATCACTCCACTAGGTTGGCTGGTTGACGGTGTTTGGGCAATCAGGCGAGCAGTCCAAGGATTGAACATTGTTTGGAAAGGATTGAATATCGCTTGGCTGCAAGGCTTGCAAAAAATGCAGAATGACGCGAAATCCTTTGCCGTCGGATTCAATAAATATATAGCAGGCCCTCTGTCATGGCTCAATAAAAACATTGATTTTAAAATAGACATAGATTCTAATTTCCCAAGTATGGAAAAAGAAATTAAGAGTATGCAGTCTGAAATAAGAATAATGGCTGATGAAATGAAAAGAGCGGTGACATCAGGCCTACCGTCCGAAGACATTCGCCAGAAGATGGATGAAATTATTGTAGAGTTTGAATCGTTAAGACAAGAGCAAATGTTAGGCGGCGAAGAAGGCTCTAAAGCAGTTGCTGAAGTTGATGAAAAAACTGAGGACTATATAGAAACTCTTAAGGCAGCAAACAAGGAAACAACTGAACTGACTGAAAAAGCCAAGCCGTTAAAAACAGAATACAGTGACACATATAATGTCTTATCAGCACAACTTGATTCACTAGGCGACAACATTAATGACGCTTTTGTGGAGTCTATACGTGGTGGAGATGACGCTTGGAAGGACTTTGGAAACACCGTTGTTAATGAATTAATTAGAATGATTAACTATCTGTTAATTATAAAACCATTAGTTGATTCTTTACGAGGCTATATTTCACCGGACATTGGGGCTTCGGCAACAACAAACTCTGGATCAGCTGCTCCGGCGGGTGCCACTCCTGTCGCTTTAACAGGGGCCGGAGGATTGGCGCGAAGTAAAGTTGCATTGTCTGGAGGTGGCGACACATATCAAACGACGGTAAACTATAAACCAGAAATAAACACCATTGACGGTCGTGGTATGGCTGACGCTATAGCTCAACAGGAGCCGGTCATTGTTGGTTTAGTTGATAAGGCTGTACGAAAAAGAAGCGGGCGACGATTATGAGTGGACAATTTCCATTAACACCTACACCGAAAAGCCTAACACTGACACAGCAAACGAACTCCCGTCAGTCAGAAGCGCATAACCTTAGAACAATAACCCGTTCTAGAGATGCTAACCGTTGGATAATTACAGCGGAGTACGAGGACTCGTTAACTGAAGCTGAGCTCTGGCCATTGTACGCTTTCGCAATAAAGCAAAAAGGCAGGCGTGAAACGTTCACAGTTATTCTCCCGAATAAAACCGCCCCACGGGGGACGGGTGCTGGGTCGCCGGTTGTCAATGCACTAACTTCAGCAGGCGCTCAAACAATGGTGGTAAGCGCGTTCGGTAACAGCCAAACAGTGTTGGAAGTTGGGGATGTGTTTACTATAGCGGGCAACTCGAAGACATATATGGTGACTTCTGCCGTCACAAGTGACAGCGGTGGTTCGGCCAATGTGGATTTCTATCCGCCATTATTAGCAAATGCGTCAGCGGGTGTTTCAATAACGATGGCAAGCGTGGCGTTCACAGTTAGATTTGCGACAGACAATGTGACAACACAAATCAACGCACCGCTTCAACATAATTTTTCTATCGCTATGGTGGAGGACGTCCTTGACTAGAGGTTATTCATCGGCGGTTGTTTCGGTAATCGCGGACAGTTCACAAAGTACAGCGCATCTAGTTGAAATCGAATTGGACGCGGCGACTTATTATTTATCGGATTATTATCGAAAGTTAACGTTGGGCGGAAATGAATATTCGCCGTTCGGTTATTTGTTAGGATTTACCGATATAGAAGAAGTCGCACGTTTAGAAAATAACGAGGTAACGATTTCATTATCCGGCGTTGATCAGACATATATCAGTTTATTGCTGTCAAATGATTATATTGATCGACCCGTCAGACTCTATCGTGTATGGCTTGACAGTAATGGCGATATTATCGACGATAAGCAGTTGCTTTTTGACGGTCGAATTGATCAGCCAATAATACAAGATGATCCAGAAAATGGGGCAACAGTGATCTCGTTAAAATGTTCTTCGCATTGGATTGATTTTGAACGAGTAAACCCTAGACGCTATTCAAACGAGGAACAGCAATTTCGGTTCTCTGGCGATAAAGGTTTAGAATTTGTTACTGAGATTCCATTGGAGCTAATATGGGGCAGAAAATAAACCTGTTCATAGATCAATGGGCTGGTGTTGAGTTCATTTGGGGGAAGACTGATTGTGCTATGATGGTTTTAAGATTTCTAGACTACACGCATGATTGGGAATTAACCGAACAGTTTGAAGACTGTTATGGTAATGAAAAGCAGGCGCGTGAGTTTTCAACATTTGCCACAAGTACTCGACAACTATTAAAGGAATTAGAGTTTGAAGACGTTGCTAGAGGATTTGAAAAAGAAGGTGACATATTATTGAGCTCCAGTGAAACAGGGCTCTACCATAGTTATATAGATTTCGGGGATAAGGTGTTTTCTACTCATCCAAAATACGGGGCGCGTTTGTTTCCTAAGCGTGTTATCACAAAAAATTATGAGGTTCTCCGATGCCCGCTGAAATAATCGTTCCAGGACTTTCCATTGCAGCCGGAGCACTCGTCACTCCATATATTGGGCCGGTTGGTGGGGCCTTTGTCACAGCCGGAGCGAGTTACTTATTAGCTAAAGCTTTTGGATTAGGTCCAGAACAACTTCCGACGGTTGCTGGGGAATTAGGCACTTCATTAAAAACGACAACGGCGACTCCTGGAACTCCAATGAAAATTGTTTATGGAGAGCGTCTTGTTGGGGGTAACTTAATTTTCGCCGAAGTGAGTGGGGACAGCAACGAGTTCCTCCATTTGGTCTACGGTGTTTGTGTTGGCGAAATCGATTCTATTGGAACTGTTTACCTGAATGAAAAAGATGCCGAAGGCGACGATTGGGTTTCATATGATCCGTACGTTCATCGGTTCACTGGGAGAACAACTTCTTTCGAAGACGGCGTCATTCAAATGACAATTAATGGCGACACGTACGAAGGACGCGCCGAATCGATCGTTCACACTCGGGCAGATGGGACGCGGATCAATTTGCGGGCGATGTCTGGTGTTATAGCGGCAAACTTAGTCAAAAAGATTAACGCAGCCGGTGAAGATTACGAGGCAACCTTCAAAGGCGTCGGCGATATAGATGCTGACGTTTATGTTAAAAGGAAAGAAGGGACGCCCGCTCTCACCGTTACTGCGAGCGCAATCACAACAGGGCTTTCACATTCTGTTCGGAGTGAACCGACATCGGTTGCAACAATTACGCGCTTCGTTGGAACCGACACGCAAACATACATCACCGCTTTAGTTTCTTCAGTAGCATCAAGCTGGACTAGTGCGCACACGTTGAAAGGTATTGCAGGCGTCTATATAAAATTACGATGGGATGAAATTGCATTCCCTGCCGGTTTACCTAATGCGACTTTCTTAATTAATGGTCGTAAAGTTTTTGACCCACGAGACAGTTCAACTGGTTTGTCGGATAACCCTGCTTTATGTATTCGTGATTATCTTACCAGTGATCAGGGTGCCGCTATAGCAAGCGCCGTTATTGACGACACCTCGATCAATGCGGCGGCGACTTATTGCAGCGCTCAAGTTTCCACCTTTGCCGGAGGCGCAATGCAGTCACGATACACATGCAACGGCGCTCTGTTCACTGACGTAACAATTAAAAACAATTTGGACATGTTGCTCAGTTCTTGTCGTGGTGTGCTTATTTATCGTGCTGGGAAATACTATCTAACCATAGATAAGCCCGAAGCAAGCACGTTTGATTTGACAGAAGATCATATTGTTGGCAACTGGACTCTCTCACCAGCGTCGCGCCAAACTAGAACAAACCGTGTTCGCGCTAACTTTATCGATCCAGATCGTAATTGGGAAGCGGATGTTGCGATCAAAGATTATGCATCAGCACGAACAGCTGAAGACAATGGGCTGCTTTTACAAAAAGAAGTTGATTTACCGTTCACGACTAATCTCTACACAGCGGAACAAATTGCACATGTAGAATTAAAACAAAGCCGTCAGGGTATTGTTGTTGAATTTGATGCTCATGGTTCAGCGTTGAATATAGCGCCAATGGATGTTGGAACTATTACACACGAAATGCCTGGATGGACTAGTAAGAAGTTTAGAGTACTAGAAACTGACTTGCGAGAAAATGAACTTGTTCATTTAACATGCGTTGAATACGAAGAAACAACTTATGATTTAGAAACACTAAGTGAAAAAGATGCATCGCCGGATACGAATTTACCAACTGATCGAACAACTTCAACCGTTTCTATAATAGAAGCGCGTTCAAGTACAGAATTTCTCGGTCTTGATGCTGGGAATTCTGTCGTTTCACGTATATTCTTAACATGGGACACTCCGGATGATCAGTTAGTTACCGGATACGAAGTCGCTTATGGGATAGTCAGCACAACGGCGGGACTCGCTAGATTTTCCGATAGGATAGCGAATAAAGAAAATTTTGTATCGTCTCTAGTCACGCATTCAGGTGATATTTTTATCACTGACAGAAACACGACACAAGCATACATCAATAATGTAGTCGACGGCGGAAAATATTTGTTGATGGTTCGCTATAAAAACACATTCGGTGTGACGAGTCCGTGGGTTCAAACAACACACAAAGTAATCGGAAAATCTGCCGTTCCTTCTAACGTATCCGCGATCATCATTTCTATAGACGACGACCGCCAAGTGGCGACGTGGGATTTAGTTCCTGATCTAGATGTTATTAAGTACGAAATAAGAAAAGGACTCGCGTGGAGTACGGCCGAACATGTCGCATACACAGACACAAATAAACTAATACTCCCGCAAACAGATACCGGATCCCAAACATACATGGTCAAGGCGATTGACTATTATTATCAAGAAAGTGTCTCGGCAGCGATTTCGAGTATCACGATTGATGCCGCCGTGGTTTCCAGTATTTCGGAAAATATTATCGGTCAAAAATATCAATTGAGTTGGGACACGACGAAGGGATCCTATCCGATTGATGGATATGACATTCGACACGGTTCCGATTGGGCAACGGGAACGCGAGTAGCCTATGTGAAATCAAATGTGTTTTCTGTCGTTCCAGATTGGACAGGGACGCGAACTTTTTGGGTTGCTCCAGAAGATGTTTTTGATAACTATGGAGATGCAATTGCTGTTTCGGCAGTCATCACAACGCCTGGATCTGCCGTCATAAATGTTGAAACATTAGGCGAAGATGTTCTTCTTGAATGGAATATGGACGCTGGAACCTTTGCAATAAAGCAATATGATCTAAGACGTGGCGCTCAAACGTGGGCAAGCGCGGAATCGGTTGGACTGTTTAATACAACCAGCCATCGTGTGAATGTTAATTGGGAAGACGAAGAAACATTTTTAATCCGAGGGTATGACTTGCTCGGGAACGAGGGTGTCGTCACTATAGTCTCCGCCGCTGTAAGCAAACCACAAACGCCTTCGATTTCGCATACCTTTTTAGGTGGTTCAATCGTTCTAACATGGACGGAACCCGCTTCGGACATAAATGTTGTCGAATACGAAATCAAGCGTGGCGAAGTGACGGACACTTATGCGAGCGCAACACTTATTGGATCCATTAAGACAACGGTCTTCCAAGAAGAAGTGAATTATGGAGGAGCGAAACGCTATTTTGTTAAAGCGATAAACGCTGCCGGTGTTGCTAGTGACGAGGGGACGTCCGACGCGGAAATCATTGCGCCTACAATCACTATCGATAATATAAACGTTATAGACAACAACGTTCTTCTCTACTGGACAACGACCGCCGGAACGTTACCAATCGCACACGCGAATTTATATAGAAGTATAGCGACAGAAAGTTACGCGAGCGCAACATTGATCGGGGAAAAAGATGGAACGTTCACAAGTATATTTGAAACCGTTGCGGATGAATATGCGTACTATATAGAAGCACAAGACACGGGCGGGAATGCTGGTGACTATGCCGTCCAAGCGGCGGTCGTTAACGAGCCGCCTGATTTTGTTTTTCAAAACGAGTTCAATAGTACATTCACAAGCACCAAAACAAATTTCTTTAAACAGTTAGACGGGAAACTTGTTGGTCCTGTTGATTTAGTGCAGGATTGGAGTTCGCATTTTGTGGACAATGGTTGGTCTAATATTAGTACACAAATCGCGAGTGGGTATCCTATATATGCGCAACCGTCTAAAACGTCGGCGTTGTATCAAGAAGTTTTTGACACGGGTGCTGTCGTAGCAACAAGCCGGATCACGGTTTCTAAAATATTCAGTGTGCTGGATGGCGGAGTGACACTTTCACCAACTATCGAAGCGCGGTCGAGTACGGGTGCGAGCTGGGATGTTATCACGAGTACACAATGGCAAGGCTATGCAAACAATTTTAGATATATTCGCGCAACGGTAGAAGCCGGAGCCGATGACGATACGAGTATCGGCCTGCTTGAAGCGTTGAATGTTAAGGTGGACAGTAAGATCACCACCGAAAGCGGAAATGTTTCTTTCACCTCTTCATTTGATACTCTAAAAATTTATTCGTCGGGAGGAAGTGACACGGGTTGGGCGAAAGCGCAATCTTTACACGCCAACGGCAGCGGCCACGGTACGTGGTTTTCCGGTCCGAATACGACGTTCGAATGTGAATTGAAAATGAATCCTCCTTCTAACGTAACATCGGCGTGGAGCCCGTATATTATGTTCGCCGCCGTGCGCGATGCGTCAGCAGTAAAAGGTTATGACGCATATTTTCAAATCGTTTCTAGCAACTCTTATGCTGATAACTGGTATGTTAAAAGCTACGTTAGAGCGACGATGAATATGCCGCACGCGTCTGGGATACCTAATCCGGCTCGCGACGACCTTGCGCACCATTACGCGCTGTCGTGGGATGAAGATGCGAAAACCGCGCGAGTGTACTTGGACGGGAATTTACTCTCCGAAAAATCCAGTACGAGCGCGTCGGCAATAACGAACGCCGCATCGGGCTTGCTTGTTATCGGTAACTATGACGGAACAAGTTATAATTCAGGAACTATGCGACATCGGAACGCGAACGGTGAATATAAGTTTGCGCGAGTATATAGTACTGCATTAACTTCGTCGGAAGTTGTAAG